GGCTGGCCTCGAAGTGGTCGATGGCGACGGCGCCCCTGTACCGGCGGGCCGGGAAGGTGGGGCGCGACGCCGCGGTGAAGTTCACCACCCACCAGGTCGTCACCGATTGGGAGACGCGGAGCAACGCGTACCACGAGCGGGCGATGGGGTACCTCTCCGGGGACCGCGGGCTGATCTCCGACCTCCGGGCGCAGATCAACGAACTGCTGCTCGTGAGCGTGCGCACGAAGGCGATCGCCCAGGGACGGGCCGAGGACGATCCCACCGCCATCGTCGAGGGGATCGACGTGCCGATGCTGCTCGGCGCCGTCCGCCAGATCTTCGACCGCAACGAGTTCCGCACGGCCAACTGGGGCGGCAAGCTGGTCGAGCTGGCGAACGACCTCACGACGGCGGGGATGCAGGAGGGGTCGGGCACGGCCGTCTCGTCGGATGGCACCACCAAGTCGGTCAACTGGTACTTCGAGTGGGTGTCCGTCGGGGACGGCGTGATGTGCCCGACGTGCTCGACCGAGGGGCGGGCGGGCTTCCGTCCGGTGTCCAGCATGAGGCTCCAGCCCGGAGGGGCCACGGAGTGCGCCGCCCGGTGCCGTTGCGTGCTGACCTTCTGGACCGAGGACGAAGTGAAGGCGGGGAAGGCCACGAAGCTGTCGAACTACGACGCCTGACCGCTCCTCGAAGTGTGCAACCCGGGCGCGATACTTGCGCCCGCCTCGGTTGACGCTGCGCGCGCCGCATAGGTAGCCTCCCGGGCAGACACCTTTCGACGAGGCGCGCATGGACACCGAGGCCACCGAGATTCGCACCCGCCTGGAGGGTCTGCTGAAGACCCTCGGCACCCGTGATGTGGTGGTGGTCGAGGTGGACGGCAAGCTGGTCCGGTCGATCCGGCTGGAGCTCGAGAGCGGCCAGATGCGGGCCATCCTCCCGTTCCGGTTCTCCGGCGACGTGACCCCCCGCGCGAAGTACGGCGATCTCCCCGAGGCCATCCGCGGCGCCCTCGCCACCCGCGCGAAGGGCGACGCCGCCGAGAGCGACGGGACGTGCATGGTGTCCGGCACGGCCTCCAGCACGTCGGTGGACTGGTACGGCACGGAGATGTCCCTGCCCTGCCTCGACGACATGGCGGCGCAGTTCCGCGCCGGCGTGGACCTCACCCCGCGCCACGGCGGGTGGTTCACCCCCCTGGAGTGGGACGACGTGATGGGCCGCACCATCATGGCCTCCGTCGTCCGTGGCGATGTCGTGGACCCCGCCGTCGCCACCGACCCGCAGTTCAAGCTGGAGGTCACCTCCGAGTGCGACGGCAGCCTCGACAAGGTGAAGTCGCTCTGCAAGCGCCTGGAGAACAAGCAGGCGATCGGCATGAGCATCGGCGGGTGGTTCCGCGACATCCAGTACGTCATCAACGACGAGGACGAGCTGGAGCGGATCATCGTGCACCGCGTCGAGCTCGATCACCTCGCCGTCGTCCGCTCGCCGGCGAACCCCGACTGCACCGACCTGAAGGTCATGCGGTCGGTCGCCCAGGACGCGCTGAAGGGCCGCCACCGCGCGGACCTGGCGCCCGCGGCGGCCCCTTCCGCACCCCCCTCGGCCGGGTCCGAGCCTGTCCCTGCTGCTCGCTCCACCGACACTCCGGCTCCGACGCCCGTGGTTCCCGCCCCGGACGCTCGCGCGGCCTGCAAGTGTGACCGGGCCGAGGGGGATTGCGGTCCCGACTGCGCGTGTGGCTGCAAGTGCGAGGGCAAGGACTGCACCTGCGACTGCTCGTGCCACGGCGATCGTGCTGCGCCGACCCCCGGCGGGCACTCCCACACCCACGAGGAAGGTGGCAACCGCGACGCGGTTACCTCGCCGCCCGTGCTTGACACTACCCCGGCGACTCGGAACGATGGGGGCACGGATGCGCCCGGCGCTCCGGCCGCCGACGACTCCACCCCCCACGAGGACACCATGACCCCCGAGCAGCTCCGCGCGATCCTGGACGAGAAGCTGGCCCCCCTCACCGCCCGTCTGGATGCGGTCGAGGCCCGGTCCACCACCACCCCCGCCCCGGCGCCCGCCGCCGCGGCTCCCGCTCCCGCTCCGGCGGCCACCGGCGACGCGGACCTCCGCGCCCGCATCGCCGCCCTCGAGGGCCAGGTCCGCAACCGCGACGAGGCGATCAACGCCCTCGCCGAGCGCGGCGTGCGCTCCGGCATGGGCCAGGTCGTCACCGTCAACGGCGACGCGATGTACGGCGAGTCCACGTTCGAGTCCCTCCTCGGCCGCTGCAAGTCCGAGGACAAGTCCCCCGCCCTCACCGCCGTCGTGACCCGCCACAAGGCGCTCCTCACGGTGGACCTCCGGGCGAAGGGCGGCGACAAGGGCGCCAAGGTCCGCGAGGCCTGCGAGGCCGGCCCCGACCTCCTCCGCTCCATCCTCAACTCGGCCGAGGCGGACGGCACCCTGGACACCTGGAAGGCCTCGGCGTAGTCGCCGGGGCCTCTGGCCTCCTTCCCTCCCTTCCCTTCACCGCTTTCCCCACCGACCCCGACCGCTCACCCCTTCGAGGAACCCCCCATGTCGCTCCAGTCCGACAAGTCCGCCGAGTGGCTCGGTGGCATCGACCCCGCCCGGCGCGAGGCTTTCCAGCGCTCGCTCACCGTGTCGGGGGCCGGCACCGTCCTGCTCCAGACCACGATCTCCAAGGTCGTGCAGCTCATCACCAACCGCCAGCTCGGCGTGCAGTCCACCCTGCCGCGCAAGCCGGGGTCCGGTGACAAGTTCTACAGCCAGCGGCGCGCGGCGGCGACGACCGGCGGCGAGTGGATCGGGGACACCACCGAGCCCACGGAGTCCGAGGGCTCCTACACCCAGCTCGGCTTCACGTACCAGACCCTCCTGGGTCGGGTGAAGATCACCCGCAAGCTCATCGCGCGCGGCCGCTCCTACGCGGACGTGCTCGCCACCGAGCTCGTGGGGAAGGCCGAGGACTTCGCCAACTCCCTCGAGGACGGCTCGGTCATCGGCGACAGCGCCACCAACAGCAACAGCATCGACGGGCTCATCACCCAGATCGGCGCCATCAGCGGCCAGACGATCGCGAACACCACCGCCACCAGCGGTGACGCGATCTACCTCACCAAGCTGGACCAGAGCATCCAGACGGTGAAGGGCCACACGAACAAGGCCGCGATGCGCATCTACGTGAACTACACGGGGCACCGCAAGCTCAACGCCGCCCTCCAGGCCCTCCAGCGCTTCGTCAACATGACGGAGATCGAGGGCGGGTTCGTGGTGGACAGCTACCAGGGCATCCCGATCATCGAGTCCACGTCCATCCCGGACACGCTGGTCTGGAACGGCTCGGGCGCGCGGGTCACCGCGTACACCGGCGGCGCCACGACCTGCCTCATCGTCGTGAACACCACCTACGTCTTCTTCGCGGAGCTCACCCCGACCACGGTCATGCCGCTGGCGAAGAAGAGCTCGCAGTACGACGAGGTGGACATGTTCCTCGACATCGCCCTCGTGCTCGACAACACGAAGGGCGGCGCCATCCTCGGCGGCATCAGCACCACCTGATCGCCGTCCGGGTGACCGGGCTGGAGGCCTCGGCGGGCGACCGCCGGGGCCTTCTCGCTTTTCGGGGTGATAGTCGCTTGCCCGTGCAACGTGCTACGCTCCGCGACAGCAGGAGGTCATCATGCGCGCGGTGGTGGGGATGCCAGCCGAAGGAACCTTTCGGCACGCCCTGATTCGGTTCGACTGGAACGGCGAGTGGGCGTACAACCAGGCGGGGTACGGCGAGATCAAGGACACGGTGAACGTGCCCTACGAAGAGGGGTTCCCGCTCCCCCCGTTCCGGCCCAACATGGAGCAGTTCAGGCCGGAGAAGCCCGGCGACCCCATGTGCATGGTGTTCGTCGGCGACTCCCACTTCCGCACGTACCTGGTGAAGATGGGCTGGGTCGAGATCACCCCGGAGCTCGATCGGTGGCTGGCTTCGAAGCGCCCGCTGCCCGTCGGGGACGCGGAGGTGCTGGGCGCGCCCGTCGTCACCATCCAGCCCCGCGGCGCCGGCGCGGGCTCTCCCCCTCCGGCCGGGTAGCGCATGGCGACTGTCCTCACGACGACCCGCATGAAGTCGGTCCTGGGCCTCGCGGCCGGGGTGACCTTCTACGACGTGGCCTTGGGCTACGCCTGCGACGGCGCCGAGGACTACGTGCTGCGCTCGCTCGGCCAGACCTCGTGGGCGGTCACCACGACCTCGGAGTACCCCAAGGTCTACGACGAGGGGCAGGACGAGGTGACGCTGCGCCACACCCCCGTCGTGTCGATGGGGGTCGTCACGAACGGCGACTACGCCCTGACGACGGACGAGTACCGGGTGGACAACGACCTCGGCCTGCTCCGGCTCCGGGGCTCCGGCACCCGCCGCTACTCGTACTGGTCCACCGACCGGGACGGCGTGCAGGTCACCTACGGCTGGGGATACACCGACGCCACGGTCCCGCCGGAGGTGGTGCGGGCGATGGAGATGATCGCGGCCGACAGCTTCAACCGCGCCCCGAAGGCCGGAATGAAGACGCTCGCGCAGTCCGGGTACTCTCACACCCTCGCTGACGACGACATCCCCGCGGCGGCCCGCGCGATCCTCGTGCGGTACACCGACGCTCACCACTCCTGACCTCGAGGTCACCATGAGCTCCAAGATCGTCCTGTTCCGTCAGCCCTGCGCCGCCGACGCGAACACCCACTACTTCAACGGCGAGCAGCTCCGCATCCAGCGCCCCGAGGCGGGGGACCTGGCCGGCTACACGGTCGTCGAGGTGGACCAGGAGCGCACGGCGTTCCTCATGCTCGGCGGGGGCGGCGGCTGGAAGCGGTACGAGCCCCCTGCCGTGGTGGTGGACCCGGCCGAGGGGGAGGACTGCAAGGGCGAGGGCGAGGGCAAGGCCCCCGAAGGCGACCCC